CGATCCGTAATACGGAAGGGACTTGATCCCAGTGATTGAAAACTCAACCAACAGAATCCAGGACTCCGGGTTGGCCATCAGGTGCTTGCCTGCGATCTGTGTTGCCGTAAGGGTCAGGCCCATTCGAGCAATCCCCTAGACCTCTTCGATGGTTAAGCCGATTTTCCAGTAATCTGTGCCGATGTATTCCTGCGTCAGAGCGTCCTCGGAAAATCTGACTGTATGAATCGTAGCTTTGAGCGGATGCACCCAGACGAAACTTTCGGCGCCACCCTTCCGATCTTCCCAGTGGTCCACGAGAACTTTCCGATCCTCTTCGTGGATCGCGTTCCAGACAAGAGTGAAAGACTCCCTCCCGGAAACCCACTTGGCGAAGGTCTGTACCTTGCCGGATTCGAACGGAGTGCGAACCGTATCGAATCGGTTGGACTGACTGAATACGTGCTGAGGCTCCGGTAGCGTGTTTGGCCAGTAAGCGGACATGCTGCTGTCACCCTCCCAGCCCGATGGACCGGCGCATCGCCGGGTTGCGTCTCAATTCGTCGATCACGATGGATGTAGTCATTCTGCCCTGAGAGAGCACCATTGGACCCCTGGTGACCTCGACTTGAGGGACCTTGTTCTGCACGTTGATGACAACGCTTGGGTAGGCTGTACCTACAGGCCCTGGCCCTCCTCCGGCATACCCGCCCTCGTGGAACGGGACCGCGTCTCTCAGCAAAGCTTCTACCAGCCCCCGGTGCTTGCGGACCGTTTTCCTCGGGATTACAGCCTCGTCTTTTTGAAGAATTGCAGGGACATCGTCCGGAGCCAGCATTCCTTGGTGCGCTTTAGCTGGCTTCAGCGGGTCTTCTGGGATCATTTGCGGCCACCCGATAGCAGTGAAAGCAGCGTTCCAGAGGGATGCAATCAGCGAGGCCTGATCGCGATACGTGATCTCCGGTAACGGTCCTGCTCCCGGAACCCTCGACAGCATGCCTTTCTGGTCTTCCGCAAGGTGCATACCGGCCAACATGCTAAGGGCATTTTTCTGCGCTACCATTTCGGCGTAAAACATGTAGGGATACTGCAAACTGTCTTTGAGCGGATTTCCGGATGAATCTACCCCCTTGATCGGCAACCCTCCGCCAAACGCCCAGTTCAGGGCATCCTGTAGCCCTTGCCTATCTGTGGACATCTGCCAAAAGGTATCATGGCCCATCGAAACTTTCGCTCCAATGTTTGCACGCTCTGTCTCCCCCATCATCATTTCGGACAGGTACTTCCCCTCGGCCTCTTTCCCGTACTTCTCGTAATAATAGTCTGGAATACCTCCCGTGACGTTCGGATCCATCTCGAAGCCCATAGTCTTCATGAACGGAGTGCCGTAGAACCCGAACTGAGGAAGGTCCCAGTAGTCAGCGTTCGATGATGGACTGACGAAAGGAGATGCGAATGTCGAGGTATCGAAGCTCTGCCCGAGCAGATCGCTCAGGCTTTCCACACCACCGCCCAAATGATATTTCGGGAGTACGAATTCTCCACCCTCCAGAATTCCGAGGCTTGGACCTCTTCCCGGTACGAGACCTCCCCGATGATACTTCTTGACTCCTCCATCGGTGATCAGGCCGCCCTGGTGGACGCTTATGCCACCGCCTCCACCGCCGCCACCAAACAACTCACCGACCCAGGATACCGCGTCTCCTATTCCCCCCAAGATGTCGCTAGTGCCTCCCCCAGAGATCCCCTTCCAGATGTCTTTGAACATGTCCTCAAAGGCCATACTGGTAAAGTCCTGCGCCATTTTCTGAAGCATGCCCCTGAAGGTCTCGCCGATATTGTCGAAGTCCCAGGTCGCTGCATTGGCGAAGTTCCCGAAGTCTGTCGTGAGCCGGTCCGTTGCTTGCTTGCCGTACTCCGCCCACTTCTCGGTCTCGGTCCTGAAGTCTCCAGTCGCTTCCTGAACCCCGATCTTCCACCCGCCAAGCTGCTCGGAGTCTCCCTTCTTTACGCCAACGTCCCAGTACTTCCGCTCGTCCGCGGAGAGCGTATCAAGCACTGCGAGGTATTCCGGGAGGTACTTCTTGGCCATATCGAGCTTGGCTGCCCAGAGTTCTGCCTCGTTAGCCCCCTCTGCCTGGATCTCCTTCATCCTGAGTTTGATGTATTCTGCCGTACCCTGCTTGTGGTACTTGATGTATTCGTCCTGCTTCTTCTTGTTTGCCTCGTCCTGGGCGGCCCGCTCTTCAGACTCTTTCTGCATCCCTTCCGAGATCGCCTTTGTGCGGTCAGCTTCGAGCCCGGCCAGTTTCGCGTCCCTCTCCGTCGCGGCCCCGACGATCAGCGTGTCAATCTCTGCGTTGTACTTGGTCTGCAAGTCTTTCCTGGATTTGAAGTCTTCGGAAATCGCGAGCTTCTCTTTCGCGTATTTGTCTATGGTCTGGATGTAGTCCTGATTGATCTGCCAATCTTTCAGTTCCCACTCGGACATCGTTGCATCGTTGATTCCCTTGGCCATGTCCCAGCGCATCGATAAGAGCTTGTCGTTGGTCTTCTTCTGGGCTTCGACGATCTTTTTGTCGATCTCTGGAGGTCCCTTCGGCCTAACGCCCCCAGGTTCGGTCACAGGCTCTTTTGGCTTTTCGGGTTGCTCTAAGTACTCGATACCAGATTTGACAATGGCTATTTTCCGTTGAGTATCTTCTATCTGCGCACGCAGGGCCGCAGCTTTTTGCTCGCTTCTCGCCTGTGCGCCGGAAGGGTCAAACAGATCCTCGCGAGACGTCTTGGCTGCAGCTCTCCCCATCGCATACAAATCTTGTGTGCTTGGATTTGCGGGCGGATTGCCCTTTGCTGACTCCACGAGTTGCTGCAGTTCCGTGGTGAGGCGGTCGTACTCTTTTATCTTGTTTTCCAGAATAGATTGTTTGCTTTCACCTCCACCCATAGACTCCGGCATGGCAGACCAGAACTGATCGTGCAAGGTCATGGTCTTATCGATTGCGTCGAATAGCGTGAAGAATCCCTTTGTGGCGTAAGACAAAGCGCTACTGATGTTGTCTGACCAAACCTTGAGTGTGCCGCTCTTCTCCAGCTCGTTGATTTTCGCAAGCAGGTCGATTGCTCCCTGCCGCATCGTGTCCCAAGCCCCTGCGTCCTGTAGCTCGGTAATGAACTTGTACCAGGAGTCCGAGTACATGGACATCGTACCGGACCACGTGTTTGCGAGGTTCGTCGTCAGTCCCTTGAACTTACTGTCCGTCTTCGCCCAGGATTCCCAGAGGATTTTTTCGGATTCCTTGGCACTGTAGGAAACCCCGGCTGCGAACCCGAGCATGCCGAGCACGCCTCGTTCCCGAAACCGGTCGGCAGAGGCAGCTCCAGCAGAGAGAATCCGCATGACCTGCTCGGTGGTTTCCATGAACGATAAGCCGGTAGCGGCCGCCAGGTCTCCGATGAGCGGCATCCACTTGGAAATCTCTTGGGAGCCGCCCTTCATGATTCCGGCCAGCATGGTCGCGGAATCGGCAACCTCTTGCAGCTCGAACGGGACCTTCCCTGCGTAATCAGCCAGGTCGGAAAATAGCTTCTTTCCTTCCGATACGCTGCTCAGGAGCGCGTTCATGCGCAGACGCATGGATTCGTTGGATTTGCCGATCTCCATGAAGCTACCGGCAAGTTTCATGAGTCCGTATCCGGCCAGGAGCGGCCCAACCAGGCTCTTGAATCGGGACCAGACCGCAACCGAAGATTCCATCGAGCTGTTCGAGCGAGCTACCGTACTCGACAGCCCGGAGAACCGCTTATCCAAGCCTGAAATAACAGCGGTCCCGTCGTCTTTCACAACGAACCGGACCTCTACCGAGTGCGACTGATTCATTATCTTCCAGACCCCGCTCTCTTCGCAGACGTCCAGGCGGTCAGGTAGTGCACAACCGCCGTAAAGTGCTCACGGTACTCTGTCGATCCGATCGATAACCCATGCGAAAGCAGCACTTCTCGAATCCCCTCGAATCGCAGTCCTCCGGACATCCCGTCGAAGGATCCCAACATGCTTTCCCGAGCCATGCTGTAAACGTCCAGGTTTTCCGGCAAAAGCCTCGGCATTTTGCATTTGTCGCAAGAGGGCGCCCGCTGTCGCACCGTCTCTCCGGTGAACCGGTTGATGCGCTTCCGAGTAGATTTCTTCTCGCACTCGGAGCAGGTCAGGCTGTGCGGGTTTCCTTCCCATCTTGCGACCTCTATCAGTTTTTTAGGGCCTCGTCCCGGCTTCCGTCCATCTCGTAAAGGCTCCGCATCACGAAATTACGAAGCCTCTGGTCGTAGTTGAATAGATGCGTCTTTGCCTCGTCAGAACACTGGACGGGCTCCCCGGACTTTTCGTCCTCGATCCCTCTCCAGCCGACCAGGCACTTCATGAATTCTCGCTTCTGGACTTCTTTGGGGTCGTATAGACCTCGCTCTACCGGGAACTCTGAGAACGGAAACCGGACAAGATCGATCTCTACTTCGTCCACACCGTCTTCGCAGATCAATCCGGGCAGGCCAAGAAGATCGATCCAGATGCACTCCCACCTGCCCCGTGGGAACAGGCCCTTGAAGGTCTTGACCTCTTTTGGGTCCATGAACACTTTCATTGCGAGCTCTCCTCCTCTTTCTATCAGCTCAAGTCGTTACGTCCCAGTAGCTACGATGTAGGTCAAAGCCCCGTCTCCACGCATGTTCATCGAGCACCGAACGACGTCGTCGTTCCCAGGGTTGTTGAACGAGGCTCCCGTGAGTACGGCCGTCCCCCTGAAGTACCCATCCGCTGTCGTACCTTCGTCCACCTCGAAGCAGACATTGGCAAGGCCGGTCGAGGAACCAGAGATGAGCTCGTCCAGCAGATCCTTCTGCCCGAGCGTATCTCCCATGTCCAGAAGTGAGTTGAGAGCCGCGGTCCAGCCTCTGGAGCCCTGCACGACGCTCTTCCAGTCGGTGCCGATACACGATGTATCGATCTCGGTACCCTCCAGGTTCAGGGTCCAGTCGGTGATCTGAGAAACCGTAGTTGTGCCGATTTTGACAGTTGCGTCCTTCCCTCTGAACTTTGCCATTTTCGTTTCCTCCCTTCCTCCACCACCCCGCTCGGAAAAGCTGGCTGGTCTATGTGAAATACTTCATCGAAAGATCCACTCTAACAACCCCGAGCTGATCCTCTTCGGAATTCCCGACACCCCAAGAAAGCGTGAGCCCGGCAACCCGATTGCCGATTGTGTAGTCCTCTGCCAGCGCGGCAAGGACGTCACTCAGCAGGTACAGGGCCTCTTGAAAAGCTGTGTCCGGCTCGTTCGCCTTGACGTACCCGAACAGGGTCGTATCCAGCGTTACGGTATCGTCGTGGGAAAGATCAGACGGGGATCTGTTTCCAGAGGCTACCGAGATGCAGACGAACGGGAGAACAGGAGCCTGGTCCGGCTCCCGGTGCCCGAGCTCGATCTGCAGGTCGTCCAGAGCACTGTTGTACCCGGTACTGCCTACGATGTACGTTCTAAGCTGGTCCCGTAGCGCCAGCAGGACTCCGTAGTCCGTGTTTGCCATTAACCCTTACCTCCCCGCCGCCACCACCAACACCGCTACACGATCTCTAATCCCGCTTTTGCGAGAATCTTGAGAGCCCTCGGAGTCATATCGTCAACCGCAGGTTTCAGCCATGGCTTCGGCATCATGCGCACCGACTTCACAGATACCCACGGGCCAGTCCCCTTGCCATGCGCACCGTAGGGACCGAGCCTGAATTTCAGGTGCTTCACACCTGGACTGACCGGCTTGACAATGTGCCCAGGAGTCTGCGCTCCGAACTCGTGCACGCGCCCGTAGAATACATCTGTCCCAACGGAGCCGACCAGAGTATTTCCATGTCGGGTCCATTCGGACGTGAGCGATTGAATAAGCCGCCCGGTCCGAACGTTCAGAGGATGCCCACCCCTCAAATACTTCGTTTGCGATCTACCCTTGATCAGAAGCAGGCAGTCTGCCAGAGCCCACCCGAGCGCTGTTATCCGCGCAGACCGCATCTTCCGGAACTTCTCGGAAAACACAGCGAGCTCTTTGGTCTGAAACCAAGCCTTCATTCAGTTCTTCTCCCGCATGAGCATGAGCTCGAACTCTGGAAGCAGGTTGTTTTTCAGGCTTTGCAGAGTTACCGAGCCGCCTCCGG